CCAGGTCAGCAAAATAATCGAACGCGGCCTCATAATCGTCATCAGGCGGCATATTTTGCTGCGAACGACCTCCGCGAGAAGGCACGTTCTGCGCTTGCCGAAGCTGCTTTTCACGGCGTTGCTTCAGATCAGACCCTGCCGGCATAACTTCCGGCATAGTCTCATTCTTGTAGCTGCGAAGGATATAAATCGCCTTGTCGGCCTCTTCACTATCCATCATAGCTCTAACTTCTGCGGGTTGACTTTCAACCCACTGGTGGAACTCTGGCGTTTGCGATATCTGCGCCCAATCTGGGTGCTCCGCCTCCAGAGCTGCAAATTGATTCTGCAGCCATGTTTGACTTTGCTGCTCTCGCAGCGGGTGTAGCTCGTTTCTAAGCGCTTGCAGCTCTTGCTGTAAAGGCTGTAACGCCCGGTTTATGCGGGTGTCAGTGCCTTGCGCTATGTCAGGATAATCCTCCTGCAGGGAGTCTTGCTGCACAGGTGCAGCTTCTTGTAGCTGCCTCTGCATTTGAGCGATCTGTTCATCTCGCTCTTTGATCTGACGCTGGTAGGCGTTTTGCCTACCGAGGTCAGAATTATATCGGTGGTGAGCTTTTTGCAGCTCTGCCTTAGTAGCCTCTAACTGCTCCTCAAGACTTAGCTCTGGCTCCTCCTCCGGCTCTTCCTCTAGTAGCCTGGGCGGCTCTTCTTCTTTTTCTTCTTTTTGCCCTTGTGGAATGGCATCGCTTTCTCCTTCATCTGTTTCATCAGGGATAGACATTTCGGTAGGGGGTGGTGGTACATCCCCTGCCAGCTCATCAAAATGATCCTCGAAGGATCGTTCCTCTTCATTCTCAGACATGATAACCCTCTAGCGGCCTAGTGGCGGCTAATGTTTGAGCTAAACGCTCCGTAGTGGCTGGGTTGTTTCGTCATCATCAGCCCTGTCGGGGTCAGCTAACGATTCCAGCCGGTCAAGTAAAAGCAACGCTCCGCGCTGCCTTTCGGAGTCACGATCCGCTATAAGAAAATCAATGCAGTCTTTCCGCTCGCTTTCGATGAACGATGCTATCGCTCGCCAGGTAAGGGAGTGCTTTTCTATCATTGATTATCCAAAGGTGTCGTAACCCAGATTCAGATTTTTGTTCTTCAGTTGCGCTTCAGTCAGCCTGGTATTTGTCGCTGCGGCTGCCTTGTCCCGCTCAGTCCTGATCTTTTCAGAGTCTATTGCGGCCCTTACGCCAGTTGTGTTGCCGCTAATTCTGTATTGCGTCTGCAGCTCTGCGAGCTTGATGCGCTCTTGTATCTCTAGCTTCATCATCTCTAGCCGCTCTACCTGGGCCATTTTGGCTATCTGGAGCTGCACCTGGGCCTCATCGTTGGCGATCTCTGCCTGGGCCTTTTGCTTCTCTAGCTCTAGCTTGCCCATGCGAATCTGCAGATCTACCTGTTTAAGCTGCATATCGAGCTGCATTTTCTGTTGCGCTGGATCTACTTGCATAGAGGCCATCTCCATGTTCATGGCCTCCATTTCTGCGATCTCCTCGTCGCCCAGGGTTATTTGATCGTATGGCACCTCTAGCGACTTGGCGATCTCTCTGTCCAGCTCTGCCCAATCTCTGCGCTTGGCAAACTCTGGTATAGCCATAGACAAATTGGAGTAGATCATTAGGTTTTCTTGCTGCTTCTCTCTTACAAGCAGCGCGCCGGATCCGCGAGCCTCGATGCTGAAATCGCCCTTGATCTCCGCTTTTTCGTTGTACTGCATATTCCAATCGTAAAACCTGGTGACTAGCGGCCGGGTGATATCGTCATCCCAGTTCTTCACGGCCTTGCGCAGCACAATGTTTGAGCTGTTCATCAACATCGCCATCCCGGACGACGTTTTGGTTGTGTGCGGTCCCATCTCGCCCTGGGCGATCAGCGGCAGATTCGTTTCCTCATCAGCGAGCTGCCTGGCCATACTGAATATGTTTGCCAGTTCTACCTGGTGGCTGGGCGTAGAAAACGACGAAAAGGCCTCTTGCACCGATCTGGTCTTGTCTCTCAGGTACCAGATCTTTTTAGGCGTCATATCCCAGGAGCCGTCAGCGGGATACAGAAGCTCCTTGTTGATCACTAGCTGGTCAGCTACAGATAGCCCTGCGTTATCCATCATCATTCGCCAGGAGGCGTTTATGACCTTCTGAGCGCTACGCATGAGGCATGGCACGCCAAACCCGAATATCGACGACTCGTCCTTTTCCCAGTTGAAAACAGAGAATGGCCGCTCGTCAGAGTCCATTGGGTTCAACGACACCTTGATGACACGGTTGCCGGCAAAAAATACCGTTGCCTCTACCTCGTCATCCAGCTCGTCTTTTTCGTAATCCTCGATGCCCTCATCTGACATTTCCATAGCGTCTATCAGCTCAGACTTAGAGATCGGGCCGTGATATTCCCATATCTCGTATTTATTGCCTTCACCAACAGTGTTAATGCCAGTTATATTGCGGATATCGTCAGTAAAATCTTTTGCTATGTGCGTGTCTCTGGCGCTGGTTTTAACGATTTCGCGCAGTTGAGACACCAGGACGCCTGGTAACTGGGCCATATCCCGTAGCTGTTTTTTCGACAGGCGCCGCCGCTCAAAGATAAATTCTGCCTCGTCCACGGCCTTGGCGCTCATATCTGGGAAAAAATCCCAGGGATCGACACGCTCTACAGTAGGCTCCAGCGCCTCTACAATCTGCAGCACGCTCATGCCGTCTGGCATAACATCCCAGCGCTTTTTGGTCCTGCCGATAATAATCGGCCCCTTGATCACCGCCGTTCCAAGCTGGCAGGCGTCATGGATAATGTCTCTCGCCTTGATGTGATATCGAGACTCTAAGAGCTGATCGTCTATCACTTCCTGCATTGCCATAGCGGCCTCTGTAGCCGCTGCCTTGATTTGCCGCGCCTGGGCAATAGGCTCCTCTTCATCTGGCTGCTCTGGCTGCTGCTTGCTCAGATAGTCCAGCTCTGGGACCGGCGTAGCGTACAAGCCAAAATTACGGTCATCTGTAGGGAACAGCATATCCTGCAGCCTTGCTTCTGCTGCATTTGTCTTGTTCCGCGTTATGTTGACGAATACCTCTGACCCTTTCTGCCTGGCTAGCTTTGCTGCCTCATCAGACGCATATTCACCGTGGTATTGGCGTATATCGTCTAGCCAACGCTGCTCAATCTGGTTCTTTTTAGCCACTTGCTCAGTACACAATTTGCTTAGGCGACTAGCAAAAATGTGCAGCCGCTCTGCTATCAGCAGCTCCTCTTCCTCTCTGCGTGACCGATCCTCTCCGTCCGGGGAGTCAACCATCGGCATATCGTCTGTCATTGCGTATGGCATATCAGTCCTTTAGTAACCCGCAACCTTATCCACAACGGTAGGCCGCGCCTCGATTTCGGTGTCCATGATGTTCAATGGCTCTGCAAATGTGAGTGCCAGGGCGTCGGCGCAGTCAGTAGACCGGAACCCTCGCTTCTTGATTTCGTCTTTACTCTCCAGCTTTCGCCTGGAGTTTGAGTCGTACTTGTACTGCGGGGCGCACAGGTCAGTGTGTAAATCATCCCTGTCAGGGATCATCACTGGTACATCGCTGGCCAGCCAATCGCGCAGATTCCACCACATCTCTGCCCGGCGGTTTATAAACATCTGCGGGTCCAGAGAGGCGCTGCCAAAGTTAATTGGCACCACAACGCCCTCATGCCCGAGCTCAAGCAATCTGTCTACAACGCCAGCACCCAGGCCGCCTACGTCCACTGCCACCTGGTCTGGCTTTTCCTTGCGTATGATCGCGTTGACTATGCCGGCGATCTCCATTGTTGACCGCTTCTCAAACGTCTCCAGGTCATAGGCTGCACGGCCTTTACGCCGCACTATCGCTGTTCTGTCATCGCCAAATCTGGCGGGATCGACCCCGATAATCAACGGACCAATCGCTAAAACCTTGTTTTTTCTAGCTTCTGTGACCAGCTCCGGCATGATCAGGCTGTCGCCACCGCTTACCTGGAACGCCTCCTGGGCGGTCATCGGGTATTCCTGGCGAAATGCAAACTCGCCGTCTATGCCATCTGCCGACAGCTCAGCAATTTTTTTACGTCGGAACATAAGCTGCTCATGGTCTAAGCCATGCAGCTTTATCAGCTTGTCCTCTACGTCAGTAGGCACCAGGTCCACCGCTGGCTTGCGGTACTCATCTTGCCAGTACCACGGCACAAAGATCGCCTGGAAAGGACTGATCCCAGCCTCTGCCTGCTGCCATTGCTGATAGAAGTAATTGCCTACGCCGTTAGCAGTAGACTCCAGGATCACCTCAGTGTTCTGTTCGTCTGGCACCGCCTGCAGTATGCCCTTGGCGTGCTCAGCCGCATTTGGCCAGTACGCTACCTCAGAGCCATGAAAATACTGCAGCGTTGTACCCCGGCCAACACTCTTATTCCCGGCGGTTCCAACCTTATATCCAGAATCTAGCTCGTCAAAGCTCAGCTCTTTCTGATTGCTAGCCCCCGTAGAAGGCTTCACAAAGCGCGGTGCTGACTCATGGTAGCGCTCTACCATTTCAAACAGGGCAGACGTCGAATCGGCCTCATGCGTCAATATGAACGCCCTGACGCCCTTTCTGTGTGTGGTCTGCCAGTAAAACCGCCCCTCGACGTAGGTAGACACCCCCTGCTGGCGCCCTTTGAGGATGATCGCACGCACCTGGCCAGTTTCGCTGCGCTGCTGCTCTATGCAGTCGTGGATATACCGCTGAGCCTTGTTCAGCATCAGCCGCTTGACCTCGCCAGACTTAGACCTAACAGATAGGCAGTTCCTGGCGTAAAACGAAAAATCGTCTTTTAGCTTGTGCCTGGTTAGTTCAAACTCTCCAGCCATTCCTCTTGCGACACCTCTGTCAATGCGGCCTTAACCTCTGTCGACGACAATCTCGCGTGGACATAAGGCGCAGCGGCCTTGGCAGCTTCTATGCGGAAGCGCTTATCTTCACCCTCATCCTGGTAGATCGATGCCAGGTACTCTAGCGGGGATAGCCCACCATCCGAGCACACGCGCTTAATCTGGGCCTTGGATGCCTTGTTGTAGCTGCCCTTGGGGCGCCCACGCTTAGGCTTATCCGGTACCTCGATCTCTGGGGCTTCGTCAGCCCATGCTTCCGACATTGTTCATTCCTGGCATTTTCCTGGCTAACAGCCCCTTGGTAGGCGTGGATGGCACACCCATAGTCTGCTGCGCTTGCATGGTTAGATTCGCCGGGAGCGTCCCTTGCCCCGCATTTACTTTACCCTGAGCCGTGTCCTGGCCGGGAGCCACTGGTGCAGTCATCCGTATCTGGCGCACACCGCCATACGCCGGGCGCTGCGTCATAGCGTCCAGGCTTGGGATAAACGCTCCATTAGCCATTACATATCCTCCTTGTAGGCGGCATCCAGCATCAGCCGGCTCTCAATCAGTCGATCCAGCTTGTCGCTAATCGCCTTCAGATCCTGCCGCATCTCTTCTCGCATCCGCTCTCTGTCGGCACGCTCTTGCTTCATGCGCTCTCGACTCACCTCTGTGAGCGCTACCATGTCTATCTCGACCACCTCGATAGAGCTGGTATTCAGCGCTACGCTTTTCGATACCTCGCTAAACGCCACCAGGCCTGCAATCACCAGGGTGGCCGTCATCACGATATCACCCCAGCTCAGAGAGGGGTCCACAGATAACCTCATTCCTTCTTGCCGCCCTTGCCAAATCGCTCCATTGCCGGACCTACCACCTTGTCCAGGTGGGGCGCTGCAAAGTAAAAACTGAGTATCAGCATGACGGCGCCTGTCATGCCGTCAGCGTGTTCCTGGGTGAGATCGGCAGCCTCTCGCATCCTGGCAGCAATCTCAGCGTCGACAAATATAGCCGATATGACCATGACCCAGCCGAATATGTACTGCATCAGCCACACAAAGGTTATGGCTACAGCGATCAGCCTACGGGCTAGTGCCTGGCCACTGGTGGCCTGCATCCAATCGATCACCATCGCCCTGGCCTTCTGGCGCTCGCTAGCGGCGTCCTGGGCGCGTTCTTCGTCGGTGTATACCAGGGCATCCAGGCTGTTGGATATGCCCGTGACAGCGGCTCCTATAGCCTTCTCAGAGCCGAATATCTTGCCTACCAGTGCGCTTATGGCCATAACGGTGTGTCCTGTG